TGATCCATTCGATTTCTGGCAAGGTGCTAACTTCAAGTTGAAGGCAAAGAACGTTGCTGGTTATCGTAACTATGACTCTTCTGAGTTCGCTGCCACTAGTGCTTTACTAGATGATGACGATGCTATGGAAGCAATCTGGAAGAAGGAGTATTCCTTAGCAGAACTAGTTGCTAATGATCAGTTTAAAACCTATGATGAACTCAAGACTCGTCTTGGTTATGTTCTTGGTAACAAGCCAGTTCGTAACGATGCTGAAACTGTAGAGCAAGAAGTTGAAGATGTGAGAGCATCTGCTCCTGTTGTTGAGACAGTAGAATCTGTATCTAAAGCATCTTCAGATGAAGATGATGACGCATTATCATACTTTGCTAAACTAGCGGAAAGTTAATGAAAATCAAGCCTCTTAAACATTGTCGATTATCCCAAATGAAGTTCTTCTACTGGGATCCGAAAGATGATCCAAGAGAGCCTGAATACTGGGAAGACTCACCTTCGGGTGGGTCTTTTTTTATGTTTAATAAATAGATGAAGTAGATCTCTATACTGGTAAATGGGAAGATACATTGGGTTGTGGACTAACAAAGGTAAAGGTGGTGGTGGATTAGGTCCTGTAAAACCATTTACTAGATCATCAGGTATTTCTACGGATTCTAGTAACCATGTAACTGAAGTTACTTTAGATGATGTTAAGTATACGCAGATGTTTTATAATAATGTTGGATTGGTTACTGGGTATAATGAAGATTTTGGTGGAAATAAGAAAGGGTGGTTAATAACATATACTTCACAGAATTTAGTAGACACTGTTGTTGAAAGAATACCTGCACATCCAGAACCAGCATATAATATAACTCCTTCTACTTTTAGTCTTGATGAAAATAGTACTGTAACATTTAATATAAGTACAATAGATGTTCCAGATGGAACTTTTTATTGGAAAGCGGATGGTACTGGTATAACTGGTGCTGATTTTACGGGTGCTACAACTACTGGAACAGTTACTACTTCTGGTGGTGCTGCTCAAGTTTCTCTCACAACTGCACAAGATGTTTCAACAGAAGGTAATGAGACATTTCAGTTTAAACTTTATGCTGATGCTGGATTGAGTCAGTTACTTGGTACATCCTCAACAGTAACTATTACTGATAGTAGTTTAGCAGACTACTCACATACTGCTTTCTATACTCCTGGATCCTATAGTTGGACTGTACCTGCTGGAGTAACAAAAGCAAGGGTAATCGTCATTGGCGGTGGCGGTGGCGGTGGCGGTTCAGGTGGTGGTGCTGGTGGTGGTGCTGCTATGAAATATTGGAATAATTTAGTATCTGGTGGAACATATTCATTGAATGTTGGTGCTGGTGGAGCAAGACTTAATAGTTCTAATGGAAATAATGGATCACAATCTGACTTTAATGGACCTGGAGGTATAACAATAGTTGGATCTGGTGGTATGGGTTGGGGTAATGGTGGAAATACTGGTAATAATGGTGGCGGTGGCGGTACAGGATCTAATGGTGATGTAAACGGAACAGGTGGTGCAGGATCTCCTTATGCTAATGATCCAGTATCTCAGTATGGATATGCAACAAATCCAAATGCTGCTGGTACTAATGGTGGTGCTGGTGGTGGAGGCGGTGGTGCTGATAATGGTCCCGCTATTAATGGTGGTGCAGGAAGCTACTTCGCTGGCGGTGGCGGTGGCGGTGGATCAGATAATGGTCAAGGTGGCGATGGTGGTCAAGGTGGACCTAACGTAATATATGAATTTGAGCAGTTAGGATATACAAGAGCATTTGGTGGAGGTGGTGGAGGTACTGATGGTACTAACGCTGGTGTATACGGTGGTCCTGGTGGAGCTTATGGTGGTGGTACTGGACAAGGATATCCTGATGCCTATCCTCTTGATGGTGGACATGGTGGTGGATATGCCGACAATGCTGGTGGTGGACATAAAGGAGTAGGACAAGGACAAAACGCTGGTGGTGGAGGCGGTGGAGCCTTCGGTGGCGGTGGCGGTGGAGCTGGCCACAATGAATCAAATAATGCTATGGGTGCTGGTGGTGATGGACTGGTTTATATAAGTTGGGGAGCAAATCCACCTACAGGATACTAATATGGGAAGATATATTGGATTATACCTTAATAAAGGTCAAGGTGGAGGAGGATTAGGTCCTACCGAACCTTATGATAGATCATCTGGTATTACAACAGATGCTAATAATAATGTAACAGCAATAGATTTAGGATCTATGGCTTACAGTAATATGGTATATGATGCAGGAAATGTTGGATTAGTTACTGGATATACTGAGACTATTGGTGGTGTGAGTGATGTTTGGGAGGTAAATTATGATTCTCAAAATTTAGTAACAAAAGTTGCAAAATTTGATCCTAATGCTCCAAGATATACTGCAACTAGTAATATGTACACAGTAAATGAAAATAATACTCCTGTCATTTACTGTAATACTGAGAATGTACCTGCTGGTACTCAATTGTATTGGGATTCTTCTAGTGATTCTGATTTAACGACTGCTTCATTGTCATTATCATTATCTACAGTTGGTCAATTTGCAACCGATCAAGCTCAAGTACAAGTAGAATTTTTACAAGATACTTTAACAGAAGGAACTGAAACAATATATTTCCGAATATACACAGATGCTGCTAAAACAGATTTAGTTGCTACTACACCTGCTATAACGATTAATGATACTAGTACTGGTGGTGGTGATGGTTCATCGTCAAGTAGTCCTGTAGACGTTTCAACAGATTGGAGTACTTTTGCAGCTGGTAAAACATCATCCGATAATGGTAAATATTGGATTACTGATGGTACAACTACATCTCAAACATATTGTATTTTCCGTGATGGTGGATGGATAAAGGTTGCTCAAATGAATGCTAATAATGATGTTATGAATTCTGCTGAAATGAATGCAGCTGGAACTTGGATTGATTCTGAAATAAACACCAGTCAAGCAGGAAAATTAGCATCCTCTCTTATTAATAATATAAGTCATAAAAACTTCTTATTAAGGGTTACTGGTAGTCCTGGCGATGCTTTCTTAAATAGCCGTCAAGGTAGTATGATATTTAAGTATATTGGTAGTGATACTCTTCCTAACTGGGGAACAAGTCAAGACCCTACTGGACAATATGATTTGTGCTTAGATCATGATAATGATGGATCTGGATATGAAATTATGAGATATAGCTATGAGAGTAGAACATTATGCTCTCAAGATGGAAATCATGGTGGTAATGGTAGTTATTGGGTAAGTGATCATAACTATAATGGATCTTGGCAGAACCAAATATGGGGTTCTAGTAGTGCTCCAATATGTTGGACTATAAGTAATGCTCGTATTCACACCAATATGCATTGGATGGGTGGACCTGCTGGTGGTTCTGGTAGTAATCAGCAGTGGGGGCAAAACAGTGATAATGCTGTTGCATTTTTCATGCAACCACAATAATTAATTATTCAACTAAACGTGTATTTTCTGTTCTCATTAATTTGGGATTAATATATTGTGAATTTCTATCATATCTCATAATTCTTCTAAAGTCATCTAAGAAGATTTGAAGATATGATGGTTTTAATATACTAATATTTCTTTTCTTATCATTTTCATTAACTTCGTATTGATAGTTTGATAATGATATGGCTACAGTATTTAATAATGCTGATGCATTACCACCTATTGTTGTGCCTGTGATACTAACTCTACCATTTGGTCTAATAGCAACCCAATTTCCACCATTATATCTACGATCAGGACCATCTATTTTAAATCCTTCATCTATTGATATTCCTTTTGGAATAATAACTCTTCCTTTATTATCTTGAACTTCAACTGTTTCATATACTTTTCTACCAGCTATCATTTTAGCTTCGTTTAATTTTTCAATACCATATTTTTCTTTAGCATATTCATATAAATTTCTATTATCTAATGGCCATTGATCTCTAATATTAGTAATTCTGGCAGATAATATAACGACATAATCATATTCAGAATTATTATAAACTTTTTTTGCTAGTGTATCAGGTCTTTCTCCATCTTTTATGACATATTTGTTGAATATATGTGAGTTGGATTCTAGATAATTTAATAATTTTACATTTCTGAATAAGTTTTTTACTACTATATAATCTCCAGATCCTGTTTTATGACCTAAAGGTGATTGATATAATATATTTGGAAGTTCGCTAAAGTATGCCATTAGAATCCTACTCCATTACCTGCTAAGTCTGTATCATCATAGTCTTCACTGTATACAGGATTAATTTCTTTAAATGTCATTCTAACTTGTATGTTAATTGGTGTAGAATCTCCATATGTTGCATATGTACCTGCTCCACTATAATTAACATTAAATTGTGTTAAAGCACATGGTTTAAATACGTTTAAGAATGGATGATCTTTTCCTCTTCTTAGATATCTTAATAAGAATAAATCTGGTGCTGATAAGAATAATCCTGTTCTACCTACACCTCCCATTCCTTTTTTAGCTGCCATTGATTTTTTAAATGCTCTTATTATTTTCTTCACTTGAAACATTTCTTTTCTGTTTCTAGGAGCAAATGTCATATCGAAAGGAAATGTTCTTAAATTAACTCCTTGAAATAATAATTCAAGATTTCCATTCATAACTTGTCCTGTTGCCCTAGAGATAATAGAATTGGGATCTATATTTGATCCTAAAGCATTTACTAATTTACCACCAACTGCTGCTCTAAATGCATTTCGGACTCCATCACTCATACCTGGAATATTAAGTTTTTCTGTAAGTACTCGATTGGTAAGATTTAGAGCACCTAAAGCACCTGCACCACCAGTTTCCATCAAATTCATTGCTGCTGTAACACCAGCCATCTCAAACATATTAATGGTATCAGCTCCCCAAGTTACTGAAGTCGTATCACTTATTTGTTGTGGTATTGGTAGTTCTACGTAATATTGTATATCATCTTTCCAAGATCCAGCAGTTCCATCAGAAAAAGATTCATCACTTTGACCAGTCATTCTATCATTAATCCAACCACTAGTATCGAAATTATTTAATCTTATAGTTGGATTCTCTGAATCTCCTAATTGATCGTAGGCGAGTACTGGACCTCCTTCACCCTCAGTAACTGCGAGTTTTGTTTTTCCTCCTTCAGGTTGAGTATATTTTAAACATTTTATTAAGAACGTATCTTCCGAATCATCTGGACTTCTATCCAAAGGATATGACATTGTAGGTATACTACTTCTTAATCCATTATCAGTGAGAGTACTCTCACTATCCATACCACTATCATTTATTCTTGGATCATTCATCCTAAAATACTACTTTTTCAGTTATTTAGTCGAAATCTAGCAAAAGGAATACCGTCAAGATCACTTAACTCATTGTCAGTCACTTCATATAGACCACCAGGTACTTCATTCCATGTATAATTTCTATGATCGTTCCAATGAAAGTTGATTCCTTTAAATCCCCATTCATATACATTAGTTACACCAACTAGAGGATTTTGGTCATACCTTATATTAGGTGTTTTTGGATTATATACAAAAACATAGAACTTTCCTACTTGAGGAACCTTTCCTCCTTCAGTTAAGACACCAATAATTTCCAACATCAGATCATCAGGATCTTCTGTTCCTATTAAATTATCACGGATCTCTTTAACTCTACTCATTTAACTCCAAGTTGATCTTCATTGACTACTTTAAATTCCCAACCTCTATCAGCACAGAACTCTCTTGCTTCTTTCCATTTTGTCTGATTTACGGCATATGTATATGCTTCCTTTATATAACCTGCTGTTTGTCTTTTTGGTTTTTTTGGTGGACTACATTGTTTTTTGGGTTTTATTTCAATAATATATTTTTTAATAGTTCCATCAATTTCTTTTTGTTTCATATAGAAGTCTGGAAAATATCTGTGCTGACGATTATCAACGGGAGATATATAAGGTATTGCAATTTCTTCACTTGCCCATTCTAATACATTAGCATTTTTATCACACCAATTCATAAATTTTCTTTCCCATAATGATCTAAAAGTTATTCTTGTAGGGTCTCCTTTATACTTATGGGCAAATTTTGGATAATACTTTCCTGAATAAGCCATCTAAATAGATATGATATAGTAAGACTATTTAGAGTGCCAGCACCAATTCCAAAGAAAATATCGCAGATATTACCTACATTTCAGAATGTTGCACAAACTTCTAATTATTTGGTAAAATTTAGTCTGCCTCCACATACTAATAATGATGGATATTCATTAGGGCATCATCTTAGAAGGAAGGGGGTTGATTTTAGATTTGTTGGTGATCAAATAGGAATGCTTTGTAGTAGTGCTTCATTACCAGGAAGTGCTCTTGCTTCTGTTGATGTTGTTGGTAATTATCAAGGTGTTGTTGAAAGATTTGCTCACACTAGAAATTTTACTCAAATATCATTAGAATTTTATGTTGATAATAAATATAAAACTCTAAAATTTTTAGAGCATTGGATGGAATATATTGGTGGTGCTAATCCAAATTCTGCTGCTACAAGTTCTTATCATTTTAAGATGAGATATCCAGAACTTTATAAATCAAACGAAACTAAAATAGTTAAATTTGAAAAAAATTATAGGCAGTTTATTGAGTATAAATTTATTGGATTATTTCCATTATCTTTAAGTTCTACTAGAGTTTCATATCAACGTTCTCAGGTATTAAAAGCAACCTGTAATTTTAGTTATGATAGGTATATCTGTGGTGAATCATCATCAATATCTATTAATAACGGCACTGATGAAAATAAAGAACCAAATGGATATGTATGGAAAAAATCAACGAATGTTCCTGATAGTTTGAGTAAAGGACAATTTCAAAATAACGGTTCTACTGTCTCTGGACAGGTGGCACTTTTAAATTCTCCAACTGGAAAAGCTGATTTTGTCAATCTTTATGATGGTAGTATGGATGTATCTAATCCATACAAATATTTCTCCGTATAGTGCTATAAATAAAATTACTGAATTGAGCATATTATGCCTTTACCGAAAATTGCGACACCTTCTTATGAATTGGTGATCCCTTCGACTGAAAAGAAAATAAAATTTAGACCATTTTTAGTTAAGGAAGAAAAAGTATTGATTCTTGCTATGGAGAGTCAAGATAGTAAACAGATAGCAAATGCTGTTAAAGATGTTATAAAATCTTGTATTTTAACTAGAGGGGTGAAAGTAGAAAGTCTTTCTACTTTTGATATTGAATATATTTTTCTCAACATTAGAGGTAAATCTGTGGGTGAGGAAGTTGAAGTTATGGTAACTTGTCCAGACGATGGTACTACTCAAGTTCCAGCAACTATCAATCTAGATGATATACAAATTCAGAAAAATGATAAACATTCTAGAGATATTAAATTAGATGATGAATATATTTTAAGAATGAGATATCCATCTCTAAATGAATTTATTAAGACTAATTTTAATTCTAATGAAGATATAAGTGTTGATGATACTTTTGAATTGATATCTTCTTGTATTGAGCAGGTATTTTCTGAAGAGGAGTCATGGGCAGCTTCTGATTGCACTAAGAAAGAATTAACTCAATTTATTGAACAGTTGAATACTAAACAATTTAAGGAGGTTGAAAGTTTTTTTGATACTATGCCCAAGTTATCACATATAGTAAAGGTTACTAATCCAAATACAAACGTTGAAAATGAAGTACTATTGGAGGGATTACAAAGTTTTTTCGGGTAAGTATGGCACATGAGGATCTTGCGTCATACTATAAAATTAACTTTGCTCTGATGCAGCATCATAAATATAGCTTAACGGAGTTAGAAAATATGATTCCTTGGGAAAGAGAGATATATCTTGCTCTTCTACAACAGTATATTGAAGAGGAAAATTTAAAGGCACAGCAAAATGGCAATTAATTCACCAATACAAGGAGGAATACAAGCAGTAAGAAATACTGTATCATCTAGCTTGTTTAGTGGCCGTGCTATACCACCACCTCAACCTGATCCAGTAACTACAAATTTATTAAGTCAGAATACAGCATCCTTAAATAGTGTTTCTCAACAACTTAGTGGTGTATCACAATCACTTAATCAATTAAGATTTTCTCTATCAGTAGTAAAAAGTAATTTAGACGTTAGATCTCAGTTAGAGAGACAAAGAACTGATGCTGAATTTGAAAGAGAGAGAAGATTAGCAACATTACGATTAAGAGAAGGAAAAGAAAGTACTATTGAGAAAAAAATACAAAATGCTTTAATTTCTCCAGTAAATAAAATCGGATCAAAGGTGCAGGGTACTTTAAGTAAACTTAGAGGTGCTTTTAATGTACTATTTTTTGGATGGTTAAGTGATCAAGCATTAGAGGCATATGATGCTGTAGCTAATAAAAATACAGAAGCTCAAAAGAAAATTGGTTTTAAAGTACTAAGGACTATAGGGCAAATTGCCTTTACTATTGGTGCAATAAAATTTGGTTGGAAGGGGATGACTGGTATTCTCTCTAGTTTTGTTGTGAGAATGTCTAGGATGAGTAAAACATCTGGGATATGGAATCCTGTAGCAGGTTTTGTAAAGGTTTTTAAACGTTCTCTTCAGGCTCTTGGTGGGTTGTCTATTTGGGATGCTGTTGTTAATGATCCAGAAGATCAAGTTTTTAATACTGAAAACTATGAATTTATGGATAATAAGCCTGATACAAGTACTGATCCAAAAGAAAATCGTTCTATTTTCGGTAGAATATTTGGTGGATTGTTTGGTGGAGATGCTAAAGCATCTGATAACGAACAAGTTAAACCAAAAACTGAACTTATACCATCGAAAGCTAATGATTCAAAATTAGCATCTCAACCTAAAACTAATAATAAAAAGGGTAATTGGTTTACTAGGATGTTTAGGGGGAAACCAAAGGAAGTTGAGAATCCAGAAAAAAATCTTTCGGAAAAGTTTAAGGAAAATTATACTCAATTAATACGACAAGAGAGTTCTAGTGAAGGAGATTCATCAGACTCTTTATCTAATGTTCCATTAAGTGGTAGACAATCTGGTAGTAGTGAGAATATTACATCAGTTAAAAGATCTCCTCAAGTGTCGGAGCAATTAGCATCTTTACCTGAAGAAGAACCAATTATTATACCTTCAGATGGGGGTCAAAGTAATGAAGGAACATCTAATTCTACAGGAGGTTCTGTATTACCTGGAACTGCATCACAAGAATCTACTCCAATGATAGGTGCTATTAATCCAGATAATACATATGTTTATCATGCATATCAGCAATTTAATCTAACACCTGTATAATATGTCTATATCAGTAGTTAGAAAGACTTTATTAACTTCTGGCATTAGTCTTAAGACTATAAACAGTACAGTTACTGATTTTTCAAGTAGTATTGTAGAATCTAATAAGTTAGCATCCTCTATGATAAAGAGGACAAGAGAAGATAATAAATTTTTAAGAAAGGTTATATCTGATGAAGAATCATTTTTTGTCAAAAGAAGAGAGTCTGTAATTAGAAAGGAAAGAGAGGGTGTTATAGAAGCAGGTAAAGTTGGTGGTGCTATTAGATATGGTGGTAAAGTCACAACAGACAGTACTAAGGGATTTCTTGGAAGAATGTTGGATTTTACTGCTGTTCTTTTAACTGGATGGCTTCTTAAGAATGGAAAACAGATCAATGAAGGTGGTGAAGAATTAAATGATAATATTTCTAAACTTTCTAATAGTGCTAGAAATTATACTGATAGTCAATTAGAGAATTTTACTACTTTTGGAGAAAATCTTAAAACAATAGAACAACAAACAAAAGGTCTTGATTTATCGGAAGAAGAATCTGAAATACAAAAAAAACAAGAGAAGTTAAATGATAATACATTTAGTGTATTTTCCAGTCTTCAATCTTCTTTAGAACAATTATTTGATGATAAGTTTACTGGTCTTGATTTTTTTAATAATATAGAAGATAGAGTAAAAAATAAAGAAACCACTAAAGATCAAAAATCAGATCCAAAAATTGAATCAAATAATAAAGAAACAAAGCAACCAGAAAAAACGGAAGAACCAGCAAAAATTAAAACAGAATCAAAGGATCCTATTGTCGAAACTTTAGAGAAGGCAAAGGATAATAAGGAAAAAGTAGAGAAAAGAAAAGAAAAGAAAATATCTGAAACTGTTAAGAGGGATGTAAAGGAAGAACAGAAAGAAGAGGATGATGAGATTTTTGATTCTAAAATAGCAAGTGATAAAACAGAACCTTTAGCAAGAAGGTTTGAAAATGGTTATACTCCTGAGAAGGAGATATTTTTCAAAGATAAGAGGGGTAAACAAAAAAGTAAAATAAACCCAGAATGGGTTGCATATCAAGAATGGATAAATGACAGTGGTTTTGATATGTTTGCTGATGGTGGTCGTCCTGTTGTTGGTAAAACAAGTATTGTTGGTGAAAAGGGTCCAGAGTTATTTGTTGCTGATAAACCAGGAACAATCATACCAAATAATAAATTAAGTACGGATTCTTTTTTTAATAAGACTACTACAAGCGGTAGTTCTAAAGATGAAATAAGACAGAGAAGAAGAGATAGAAGTAAATATGAGAAAGCAGTTGAAGATCTTAAGGAAAAACAGAATGGTGTTATTTACCATGATCAGGATGAGGCTTTAAAAGAGCAATATATATTTGGACCAAGAAATGCAAGAAAAAATAATACAACATCAATACCACCAAAGGAAATTAAACCAATTATTGATGGTGTGGAGTCTAGTGAATCTATTCAGGTTCAGAAAAAACCTTCAGTTTCTGAGACTATTAAGAAGGAAAGAACAGGACCTGTTATTATGCTTCCATCTTCTTCAAGACCACAATCACAATCATCACCACCATCACCACCTCCACCACCGCCACTTGAATTACCCCAAGCAGTTGATGGTGTAAATATTATTAACATCATACAAGATTTAGAACTCTCTTACACGTAATGGCAGCAAAAGATCCCTCAGTATTTGACAAAATTGAAATAATATCAGCAGATGGCTCAAAGTCTGCTGATATACGTGGTGGTACAGTAACAGTTCAATATTTTGAAGATGTATTTTCGCCTACAATTTCTGCTAAATTATTAATTAGTAATACTGGTAATACTATAACAGGAAAGGACGGTAAAAAGCAATCACTTTATAATGGTCTTCCATTGAGGGGTGGTGAAGTTGTTAAGTTAAAAATTGGAAGTAATAGTAAGGATAATCCTGGATTGGATTTTGATAGTGATACAAAAAAACATTTTAGGGTTGCTAGTATAGACAATGTTATAAAAACAACAGAGTCTGAGACTTTTGTTTTAAATTTATTTTCTAGAGAAGCTCTGTCCAATGAAACGTCAAGAGTTGGATGTAAATATCCATCATCTTCTCCTATATCTGAAACTGTTAAGGATATAATTAAGAAATATTTGAAATCTGATAAGATTCAAGATAAAGATGTAGAAGCTACTGAGAATCCATATGGATTTATTGGTAATATGAGAAAACCTTTTACTGTTATAACATGGTTGGCATCAAAATCGGTGCCAGGAACTGCTAAAGGAAAAGGTGCTACTGCTGGATACTTATTTTTCCAAACAAAGGATGGATATGTTTTTAAATCTGTTGATGCGTTAATATCATCTAAAAAGTTTGAGAATGCATATACTTATCAGGAAGTCATTCAGGGTGGTAAAGTTAATAATGATTATAATATTATTAAATATGCTACTAAAAGAAATCAAGATTTAATTAAAAAATTAAAGAGAGGATCTTTTTGTAGTCATAGAATGTTTTTAAATCCTTTAACTTTTGAATATACGCCATATCAAGAGGGTTTGTTTAAAAGTTCTGATTATATTGGAAAGGCAGCTACTTTAGGTGAACAGGTTAAATTACCAAAAGTAGATGCTGAAGGTTCGGAAACATTAGGTGATATACCTAGTCGTAATATAACTGCTATTTTGGATGTTGGAACTATAGAAGTAGGTGTTTCTACAGCAAAAAATGCAGATCCTTCTAAGACCCAATCTCAAGCAATGATGAGATATGGTTTAATTACAACTCAAACTTTATCAATGACCATACCTTCAAATACTAATTTAAAGGCTGGTAATGTTATTGAATGTAAATTTCCTAAAGTTGATACTAATAAAGAATCTAAAGAGATTGATCAGGAGCAAAGTGGTCTATATATGATTAAGGCATTATGCCATCATTTTGATAGTGCTGGATCTTTTACATCATTAGAATTAATCAAAGATACATTCGGACCTCAAGACAAATGATAGAAGACTCATTATTAAAAAGTAATTTTATAGGAAGAGATGGTTTTCGTTGGTGGACTGGACAAGTAGCACCAGAAGAAGCTCAAGGAGATCAAATAAATGGTGCAGGATGGGGAAATAGGGTGAAGGTTCGTATTATGGGGTATCATCCTCATAGTATAGTTGAATTACCAGATGAAGATCTACCCTGGGCACAAGCCATGTTAGGTACTACTGATGGGTCTGGAAAGGGAAATAGAGCAAATAGTGTAGCATTATCACCTGGTGATAATGTAGTTGGATTTTTCTTAGATGGTGATGATGCTCAACAACCTATAATTATGGGTGTTCTTGGTAATACTGTATATTCTCCTAGTAGTGAGTATGCTGGTCCTTTTAAACCATTTACAGGATTTACTAGTAAAGTTACTAATGATGGTGGAAATATTGTAAACAGTGAAGCCAATGAGATGAATACCAAGTCTCAAAAATCTCCACAGCATGTTTCAGAAACTTTATTAAAAGAACTTCCAGATGATGTTAGAACACCATCTAAGGCTATTGGTCAAACTATTGTTGCTGCGTCTACAGATCCATCTTCAACTATGAAGAAAATTAATAGTGAAGTTGGTAATTTAGTATCAGAACTTAAAGGTATTACTAGTGGTGCGGCTGATGCTTTAGGTGCTGTGTCTGGTAAAATTGATTCATTAGTTGGAAATGTAACAGATAAGATTTCTGGATTATCTACTGGTATTATTGGAAATATGCTTGGTAATCTATATGGTGGTGGATTATCAGATGCTCTTAATGGTGGGGTGAATAAACTATACAAAAATGTTTATACTGCTATATTTGCTGCTACTAAAAGTAAATCTGATGCAAAGCAAGCTGCTACTAATGCTCAGAAAGCAATGATAGGTCCAGTTGGTGCAATACAAGAAGCTTTACCTTGTATTGCTGGTAAAATAATGGGTACTATTGGTAAAGCTATTAAATCTTTACTTGATGGTATTGTTAATAATGTTAAAAATTTTGTGAGTTGTATTGCTGATCAGTTTATGGGTGGTTTGATGAATCATATTATTGGTGGAATTACAGGTGCTTTAGGACCACTCATGGGAGGAGTTGGTAAGATTTTGGGTGGATTTAGTTTAGGGGGATTTCTTAGATCGAAAGCAGAAGGTTTAATGGGGTTAGTAAATGCAGTTACATGTGACACAGTAAAACCAACATATAACGCTAAAACTGCTGAATGGACAATTGGTAAAGGTGCTAAAAATTCTGTTAGTATTGCTGTTGATGAGATCTTAAAAGTTGCTAATGCTGCTGATGGATTAGTAGAATCTTTGGTTTCTGGAGCACAAAAATTGAGTGTCGCAACTGGATCATTAGGAGTATTTGATTTCTTAAATCCAAGTGTAAGTAATCCTGGATTTAAGAGTGGATTAGGTGAATGTTATGCTGGTCCTCCATTAAATTGTGCTGGTATAAAAATAAATATTTTTGGTGGTGGTGGGACACAAGCACTAGGTGAAGCTATAATTGGAGATCTTGTTGGTGATGGTGCAGAAGCAGTTGGAAGTTTAATTGGTATTGATTTGGTTAGTGGTGGTTCTGGATATATTACTCCACCATATGTTGAAATAACTGATAAGTGTAACAAAGGATATGGTGCTGTAGCACGAGCAGTTGTTGATCAAGATGAAACTTCTCCTACTTATCAACAGGTAACTGACATTTATATTGTTTCTGTGGGTGAGAATTATCCTGTTCCTGACAATAATACCGATGTTGATTCTACAGAATATGTAATTGACCATGTTATTCCTGTAAATCCTGGAATTAAGTATGATCCTGATGATGAAGTAATTGATGATGATGGTAATAAGTATACTGTTTATGTTGATACTGAGGGTAGAATCGTAAATGTAATTCCACCTGATGGTACGTTAACAACTACTAAGAAGATAACAGATTTACCAAATTTGAAAATAAAATCTAAGACTGGATATGGTGCAATACTGAAACCTCAATTGAAACCTAGACCTTCATATCAAGGTGAAGTTAAGCAAGTTATTGATTGTATTGGTTAAGATAAATAACTATTACGAGAACTTAAAATATGGCAGAAAGATCAGCTAAGAATCAGAATTGGCAACAAAGGCAGATTACTACATTTGGTCCCCATTTTAGGATAGAGACAGGAAATCCTCAAATGGGGATGAATGGTACTATCACATATGATTTATTTGCTCAAACTGAATCTGGTGATAAGAGTACAGTTGGTATGTCCAATGGTGGAATATACCACATTTATAATGACCAATGTATTGAAATGGTTGGTGGTCAAGAAGATCAGTCTGGTGGAGTTAATATTCAAATTGTTAGTAAGAATGGTGATGTATGGATAACTGCTGAAAAAAATGGTGAAGTTAAAATTAGAGGTAAAAATATAGTTATTGATGCTGATGAAAATATTGATTTGGTAGCAGGAAATAATATAAAATTAGATGCTAAGAATAGAATTTTATTGAAGTCTAATGTGGCAGATTGTGATGCATTGCGTGGAAATTTAACTCCAAGGGATGTTACATTTATGGGACAGGTATTTAAAAATGCTCTTGGTGGAACGGAGGTTACTGATATGATTCCAACTGGAGGTGGAATTAAATTAGCAGATTCACTTGGTCGTGTAGAAGATAGATTGGGTGATACAATAGGTAAGTTATCTGAAAAAGTTTCAGCAAATAGTGGTGCTATACAAAGTGGTCTTCAACAAGCTACTAGTGGATTATCAGATGCTCTCGATAATTTAGGAGGGTCTTAATGGCTGATATTTTCCCAAATGATCCTCAATATGAAGATTCTAATAAGAATGTAATAACTCTGGTATCAGAGTTTACTGATGATGTTTATATTTACGGTAAGTTATATGCTAATAATGTTGGATTAAGTGTAGAGGAACTTGAAAATTTAACTGTTGGTAATTTCAATGTTACTGGTAAATCTACATTTAATAATGATGTCACTATAAATGCTGAATTAGATACTGATTATCTAACAGTAGATCATAGACTTAATGTTGGTCTTGCTGGAACAGTATTTACTGCTATATCAAAATCAAAACCAGGACAAGATCAACCTTTTGGTCGAGTTGGTATAGGAAGTACGTTTCCTGCAGGTAGATTCCAAGTAGCAGTTGGTGGAGAAGGTCTTGATCCAATAGAACCATTCGATCCCTTATATTCTGCTCTTATTGTTACAGATGATGGTGCTATAGGTGTTGGAACTACTGTTCCTGCTGGTGAGGTACAAATTGGATATGGGTTTACAGGAATAACGATTGTAAAAAAGGATAAAGATCCTTCTAGTGATGCTTCTGGAATTATTAGAGTTGGTATTGGAACTACTATTCCTGATGGTAAATTGCAGATTGGTTCTGGATTAAATTCCTTTATTGTTACTGACGATACACAAAATACGGGTGCTTTTGAAGTATCTAAGGTTGGTATTGGAACTACAGTTCCGTATGGTAAATTCCAAGTCGGTTCGGTTCCAGAAAGTAGCGATACTGGTGATGTATTTGTAGTTAATTCTCAGGGAGTTGTTGGTCTTGGTATTTTAAGTCCTGGTAATGTTCCCAACTATACACCAGGTTCTCAAGGTATAATAAAGATCAATGTAAATGGATCAATAAAGATTGATAGAAATATCATTGACTCTGCTGATTCTCCAGGTGTAAATGGATATTATTTGAATAGAGATGGTAATGGAATTAGATGGGTACAAGCATCTCCTCTTAGTTTGGAGGGAATGTATGTTCAAGATGAAAGTGTTTATTTACCTAATAATAATGCTGCTCAATTATATACAACATTAAACTTTAGACAGGAGAATAGTGCTGGAGTAGGAACTGATACTGTAAGAGCTATTCCTGATCCACAAAATCCTACAATGATTGCGAGAATATTATCTTCAGATTTGTGGGGTCATCAAGGAACAGGTACTAATGCTGCCATTTATAGGATGACCAAGGTTGGTGTTAATAATAATAATCCAAATACTTGGTTAGATGTTACTGGAACACTTCATGTTTCAGATGCGGTTGATTTTGATACAACATTAAATGTTGATGGTGCGGTTACATTTAAACAAACTCTTCAAGTAGATCAAAATACTGATTTAAATGCAAACCTTGATGTTGATGGTGCGGTTACATTAAATGCTACTTTAGATGTAGACGGTGTTACTACACTTAATAATTCAGTTGATGTTGATGGTCTTATTACATCTAATAATCTTCAAGATTCAACTTCTTCAACAACTGGATCAGTTCAAATTGATGGTGGTGTTGGTGTAGTAAAACAAGTTAATATTGGTGGTGTAACTAAAGTAGAAAATACCACTCAATCAACTGATAAAGATACTGGTGCTTTTCTTGTTATTGGTGGTGTTGGTATCAATAAGAATTTGAATGTAGGTGAGAATACAAAATTAATTGGAACATTAGAACTTGAAAGTGAGTTAATTGATAAAGCAAACGATACAGGATATTCTGCTTCTAGAACTAAAAATGATTATAGATTATCTTCTAGTAATACTGGTGTTGAGTGGCGACCTTCTGGTGTAGAGACAACAAATATAATCTATGTCACAAAAGATGGTAATGATACTAATAGTGGATTATTAGAAGGCGATGCTAAGTTAACTATTGCTGCAGCAGCAGTCATAGCACAACCAGGAGATACAATTAAAGTTCGTTCTGGTGCTTATACTGAGGTTAATCCAATAGGTTTAAGAGAAAGAGTAACTATAACGGGTGAAGATTTAAGATTGGTTACTGTAATTCCAAATAATGTTAATAGGGATGTTTTCCATGTAAGAAATGCATGTTTAGTTGAAAACTTGAATTTCTCTGGAACTACAATATCTCAAGATCATCCAGATTGTGCTGCTATTGCTTTTCCACCTTCACAGACTGATATTGATGCTGGAACATCATTCCAAGCAGTTAGTGGGTATACTGCAGTTGGACCTGCTAATGAAGGAGCATCTGGTAGATATAGAAGTCCGTATGTTAGGAACTGTACTAACTTTATGACTGGTAGTATTGGTATGAGAATTAATGGTGATCATGTTGATGCTGCTTATACAGGAACTAATGATTTAGGGCAGGATTTAAAGAGCATGGTTTGTGATGCCTTTACTCAGTATAATGAGGCAGGTATTGGTGTATCAATTACAAATAATGGATATGCTCAGTTAGTTTCTATTTTTACTATCGGTTGTGATAAAGGTATATTCTGTTCTAGTGGTGGTCAGTGTGATTTAACAAACTCTAATTCCTCATTCGGTAATTTTGGATTAGTTGCTGATGGTGTTGGTGATGTTGAGTTTGATGGAACTTTAGATGTTGCTGCTAGTGGTGAATCTGATAGAGTTTCTATAAAAGATTGTAAAGATTTTAATAGTCCTACTAGACGGGAAAGAACGCCATTCGATGGTCAGGCAGCATATTTCCATTTAGATATGAGTCAATATAATGATGTTTTACCATCAATAAATGGAACAGTAACTAAACCATTACAATTTATTAGAAATGTAAGAGTTACTAATGGTGGTAATCCTGGTGATTATACTGCTAGTTCTCCACCACTTGTTACTGCCACTTTGCCTAGAGGACCTGAGTCAATTATTGCCGAATTTTCGCCTAACGTAAGTGCTGCTGGTACAATCACTTCAATTGATATTATTGCTAGTGGTAGAAATTTCTTACCAGTAAATAATGATGCTTCTACTAGAGATAACACTAAGGAGCAAGAATGTGTAATTACAATATCTGGTAGTGGGTCAGCAACTGCTGAAGTTGATATGGATCCTATATTATTTACAATTGATGAAGCAACTGAAACTCCTGTAACACCAGATCCAAATGCAGGAAAAACTACAATAACTTTTAATGAATTTATTCCTTATGCTATTGCTAACAATACAAAGATAGAGATGGTTAGAATGAGTAGAATTATAACCAGTTCACATTCATTTGAATACATAGGTGCAGGTACGAATATAAATACAGCTAACCCGTTCCAAGGTGGAAAACCAGTACCAGAAAATGAAGTAGTTGCTATTAATGGGGGTCAAGTTCCATTTACAAGTACGGATCAAAAAGGTAATTTTAGAATTGGTGATGGTTTGACAATTGATCAAACAACATCTACAATACGAGGAAGGGATTTCAACCGAGCAATACAAGCACAATTAACACCACTGATATTAGCGTTAAGATAGTATGGCAATAGCACCAGTAAATAAGTTTATTAATATTGCTGTTCCCGTAGCACCTGGAGTACAGAAATTATATGAGGTTCCTACAGGAACTACTTCACTATTATTGTATTGTCAAGTTGCTAATGTTGGAGTTGGTACATATCCATTGGTTACTTTTTGGCAGAAGAGATTGTCAAGAGGTACTGGAAATGATAGAGATATAAGAGTGATGAAAGAGGTGGAAATACCTCCAAATGATGCTGTTATATTAGTTGATGGTAGGTTGGTATTAGAGAAAACTGCTATTACTGCTGATAGTTTATATGTAAGAGGTCATCAAGAGAACGTTGGTATTATTACTGGGGTTGATTATGATGAACCAACTGGAATTGCTACAGTCATGTGTTATGACAAGCATAATTTTAATCCTGGTGATCCAATAACTATGGGTGGAATATATTTCACTTGTGGTTCAACTTATACACCTGGTAATAATACAACATATGATGGTAGTACAGGTCTTCTTGTATTAGATTTGGGAGCTCATACACTTCAGGTTGGTGAATATTTGAAAATCAAAGATAACGCAATGAGTTTTACCTGTACTGAGGATAGTGGTGCTACTCAACATTCATATCCTAGAGCAACTGACCCTGCTAGTGGTAAACTTTTAACTATTTCTGCTGTTACAGGAACTACTGCTACTGTACAAGTTCTTGATACTGTTCCATCTACAAATACAACTGCTCATACATTTGTAAGTAATAGTGGTGTTCCTAATTCTGTTAGTAACAACGCATATACTGGAATAACAACAAATATATTCCCAGATCCACAACAATCTTATGTTGTTGATCATATTGTTGATCAAGTTGGAACATCTAAAACATTTTCTGCTGTTCTTGGTAGTGCTATTGGAAATGTTCATACTTATCAACCAGCAGTACATACATTTGTTAGGGGTGAACCAAACGCTGTAGAAGTAGTTACTGCTGCTAGTGTATTATCTGGAACAAAGTTTAATGTTTATGGATCGACTTACAATCCATCTACGGGTGAGGCGACTTTAACTATAGGTGCTAATAGTTTAGCTAATAATGATACTATAAAGATAGCAAATGATTCTTTAATTTATACATGTACAATGGATTTAAATGCAACTGAACATTCATATCCTAGAGCAACTGATCCTGCTTCTGGTGCTACTTTGACAGTTGCTGTTGCTACTGCTAATGAATCAATTAGAGTTAATGTTGGAAAATCTTACTCTGGTGGATTTGTTGCTCCATTACAAATGGAATTGACAGCAAGTATTCTAGAAAATAGTAATGTATAATTATGCCAAAGTATGTTAGTGGTAGAGTAAAAAAGGATCCTCCAAGTCAGTTAGATCCGAATAGACATAAGTATCTAAGTCTTGCTCAAGCAGAACCAACATTAGGAGATCCTGCTACTACTGATCCTGTTCCTTCTGGATCTCAGTTTCAATTAGTTGCTGTTCCTGGTAATGAGGGTAAAAGATATTGGGTTCCTGTTGGTGGTGGATTAATTCCAGGTGCTCTTAGTGTATATGATGAAGGGTCTTTAGTTGGTGCTGCCAATAGTATTAACCAGTTAAATTTTGTTGGTGCTGCGGTTACTGCTCAAGTATCTGTTCAAAATCCATCTGGACATCCTGGTGTTGCTGCAACTATAACAGTTGTTCCTGTTAGTGTTGATGATACTCCTCCATTAAACGCTGTTAGTGGTGATTTATGGTGGGAAGCTGATTCTGGTGATTTATTCATATATTATGATGATGGAGATAGTTCACAATGGGTAACTGCTAATTCTGGTGGTGGTAATACAAATGCTGGACCACCAGGTTCTGCTGGTCCTCCTGGTCCTGCTGGACAACAAGGATTGACAGGTCCTCCTGGTCCTGCTTCTACTGCTGCTGGTCCTCCTGGTCCTCCTGGATCTGCTGGTGCTGCTGGTCCTCCTGGTCCTGCTTCTACTGTTGCTGGTCCTCCTGGAACTCCAGGTGCTGCTGGACCTCCTGGTCCTGCTTCTACTGTTGCTGGTCCTCCAGGTCCTGCTGGAACTCCTGGACCACCAGGTTCTGCTGGTCCTCCTGGTCCTCCTGGATCTGGTGGATCAGGTGGTGCTAATGTAACTACTTCTGATACTGCTCCAACTAGTCCTAATGATGGAGATCTTTGGTGGGATTCTGTTAATGGTCAATTAAATGTTTATTATGAGGATGCAGATAGTTCTCAGTGGGTAAACGCTAGTGGTAGAGGTGTAACTAGCTCTTCTGGTGGAGGTGGTGGTGCTGCTAATGTAACTACTTCTGATACTGCTCCAACTAGTCCTAATGATGGAGATCTTTGGTGGGATTCTCAAAATGCTAGATTAAATGTCTACTATGAAGATGCTAATACTTCTCAATGGGTAGATATTTCTGGTAGAGGAGCGTCTTATCCAATAGCGGATATGATAGAAGAGGGTGATACTAGAGTAGAAGTTCATGATACTAGCAATGCTTCTGGTATTGGTTCTATTTCTTTTGAAACAAATGGAACTAGAAGATGGAATGTTACTAGTACTGGACATATAATTCCAGCATCAAATGAGGACTATGATCTTGGTAATGCTGAATATAAAGTAAGACATTTATTCTTATCAGATAATAGTATTAAGTTTGTGGGTGCGGATGATGTAGTACGTTCAGTAGGTATTAGTAATGGAAATTTAACATACATGGGTGGTCAATTACTAACAGTTACTCTTGACAATCCAGCAGTAGGTGATACTCTAGAGTATAATGGAACAGTATGGGCTAACAAGGCTAAAACCTCAGATGCTGGATTATTCCAAACAAAAAATTGGAATATGCCTTTCTAAATAGTAAACAGGTAATTTAAAATTATGGCAGCAACAATATATAATGGGGTATTGCAGGGTACTGGAGCAACTCACACCCAAGTTCTTTATACTAACAATACTGGTAAAAATGTAAGGATAGTATGGATGTACTTTGGAGTAGGAAATACTCATCCTTCTGAACTTGGATTGTATATTGGTCCATCCTCTAATCCTCAACATCAGAATGGTCAAGACCTTGATACCATTCATTATTCATCACAAGCAGGTTTCTATGCAGGTAAATCTCTTGCATTTAATAAAACAGGTACTAGCAATGCACAAAATGCATATGGTAGTTACGCAGGTTTTTTTCCAACGGAAATGATGATACCTAATGGATCAAAAATTACTGTACTGATTCCTTCACAAATAGATATAAATGTTAATGCTCTTACATATAATTTTGTAGCTATAACAGAAGATTAATATGGCAATAAATTTTCCAAATAGTCCTTCTTCTAGCGATAGTCATACCGAGAACGGTTTGACTTGGATTTATGATGGAACTACATGGAATTTACAAACTACAATTCAGAGTGGTGCTACTACATTTACAGGTTTAACTGATACTCCTTCAACTTATACTGGACAAGGTGGAAAATATATCAAGGTTAATAGCACTCCTGATGGGTTAGAATTTACTGATGCTCCTACAACTTCATTTATTAATTTAACTGATACTCCTTCAACTTATACTGCTAATAAGGTATTAAAAGTCAACTCAGCAGGTAATGGTATTGAGTTTGCTGATTATACATTTACTTCTTTATTAGATACACCCAATGGTCTGACTGCTAATAAATGGTTACAGGTAAATGGTGCTGGAACTGCATTATCATTTGTTGATGCTCCCAGTAGTGGTGCTAGTGTAACTACTAATGATACACCCCCATCTACTCCTTCTGACGGAGATCTTTGGTGGGACTCTCAAAATGGTAGATTACATGTATATTATCAGGATGCTAATAGCTCTCAATGGGTAGATGCTACAGGTAGAGGCGTATCTAATAGTAGTGGTAGTAGTGGACTTTTTACAACTAAGTACTGGAATATACCCCTCAGTTAATAAATAAAAAATAGGTAATTTAAAATTATGGCAGCAACAGTATACAACGGAGCAGGAACATTCACGCATACTAATACTACAAATAAGAATCAGAGAATTCTTATTTATTATTTGCGTATTGAGAATAATGGTGGTGCTTTTACCACAATGAATTGGGGTAATCTTGTATTTACTGATATTGCAGGTCCATCTGGTGGTCAAGTATGGGGATTAAAATTAGGAATTAATGCTTATTCTTCACAGGCTTCTAGTATGGTTGCTGATATGTCTGTGCGTGGAATTAGTTCTGGT